GCGCTTTCGCTGCTGGCGTCGTTTAAGGGTGCGTGGTGATCCCATAAGAGAAGCACGCGGCTGGCCGTTAGGTTACGACGCCCAACGGCTCATCGGGGGCGACCCGACGTTGATCAGCCAGCGTGTTGAGATATTCTAGCACGAATGCGTAGATTAGCGGTTGTATTCTATGCATGACCGCAACAATGGGTCATCTGACCGAATCCAGCGGTCGTGGTATACTTACATAACCGTATCGGGGCCATCGCTGACTACGGTGGCGCTCGGCACGAAGGTGTCGTACTGTTTGACGGTTTGCGGGGCTTTCATCCAATAGGCGGCCACATGATCCATGTAGATAACCGTGCGGTCGCCCTTGTCGGACTGGATGACGATCTTCGTGTCTTGGAAGTCGATGGAATCCTGCTCGGAGAGGACGGTCTGGATCGGCTGACCGGCATCCTTGAAGCGGACTTCAAACACGCGCACAGTTACGTCTTTCGTCGGGGTCATCGTCGGGATCATGTTGCTCCTGTGCTATAATAGGTCAAGTGCCTTACACTTCGTACCGAACGCCTCCGCCGCAACCACCCAAGGTCTTCAAGCCGTTCAAGCGGTGCGGGCGGCCGAGTGCCGCTGAGAAGGCTATGGTAGCACAGTTTGTGCTCGACAAGCCACGGGACATTAAATATGGGGAGATTCGCCAGTTGGCCGGGTTGATGAAGCGGTCCACCGAGGCCATCAAGTCGATGATTGAGGACGCCAAGGAGACGCTGGCGAGCCATGCCCCGGATTACGTCCGGATTCATAAGGACGCCACGCAGCAGGCGCTGGCCGACAAGGACTATTCGACAGCGGCGCGGGCGGCGGAATGGGCGCTGGAGAATATCACCCATCAGGGGGTGAGTGTGATTGAGGCGAAAGACACGCGGCCCCAAGCGCCGAGAATCATGGTCGGGATTCAGTTGGGCGGCATGAAGTCGGAAGCGATTGATGCCGATCCGTCGCCGCTGGCGATTGAAGGCGAGACGGTTTAGTTGGCGCAATCAGTTCCTGATCGGTGGGGTCGAAGGCAAGACGATCCCGTGTGGGGCTGGAAATACGGCCAGCCTGCCGAATTGGCCGTGGAGCGTTCAGACGGCACGATGGATGTCATCTACGATGCTCAGAAACATCAGATTCCCTTCCACACATCGAATATTCCCAACCTCGTCATGCTTGGACCGCGCGGTTCAGGCAAAAGTTTTTCGCTACGCAGCGATGCACACATGCGCGCGTGCGCAGTGCCGGGCTTCCGCTATTTGATTGTCCGCCGCAACATGACCGATCTCAAGAAGTCGCACATCCAATTCATGAATTCTGAAATGGAGCGGCTGGGCGGGCGATACAACAATACGGACCACATTGCGAAGTATGCGAACGGGTCGATTGGTTGGTTTGGGCACTTCGACAATCCCGAAGCGAAGTCGCGATACCTCTCGTCGGAATACGATGTCGTCTACATCGATGAGATGGCGACGTTTCTGCCAGACATGATTCTGGATCTGTCGTCGTGCGTCCGAGTCTCGCTGAAGTCTGGGCGCACGGGCCTCTTGCGCGCGGGCACGAATAAGCTGGGCGTCGGCGCGTATTTCATCAAGAAGTGGTTTGAGGACAAGAACGTCCCAGAGGACGAGAACCCCGACTATAATCCCGACGAGTGGGGCATTATCAACCACACGTTTGAGGACAACCAGCAGATTGATCTCGTGCAGTATCGGTCGCGCCTGTCGGCCAAGGGCGCAAAGGTCCGCAAGGCATGGCTCGACAACGAATGGGTCATCGAAGGCGCGTACTTCGAGGACTTCCAGCCGACGAGGGATGGCGAACCGTGGCACGTCATTGACGAGATGCCACAGTTCCAAGGGCAATCGTTCCTCTCGCAGCCGTGGCTGAACATCTACCGAGCCATTGACTGGGGCTACAATCCTGACCCGGCCGTGTGCCTTTGGTTTGCTGTGCTGCCCAATGGCCGCATGATCGCGTTCAAGGAAATGACGTGGAAGTCCACGAATGCGGCGGACGTTGCTCGACAGATTAAGGCGGCCTCACAGGGAATGAGGGTGATTGCCACCTTTTGCGATCCGACGATGTGCATCCAAGACGGCAAGGGCGCGTATAGTATTGGCGACATTTTTGAACAGAACGGAATCCAATTGGAACCGTCCAAGAACAAGAGGGACGTATACGGCGATGCGATTCATTTCGCGCTCAATACGATTATTGATGGAAAGCCGAAGCTCCAAATCCTCTCGAAGCAAGGCGCGTATGGCTGTCCGAATCTGATTCGGACGTTCCCGATGCAGTTAGTTGATCCGCGCGATCCGAACAAACTCGCAGACGGAGACGACCACTGGTGTGTTACTTGCGCCTATGCATGTATGGGTCAAACCCCAGCCTCACAGCAGAGTGTGCGTCACGACATCCCGCGCTATCTCATGCCGCAGTGGCAATCGTCGTTATATGCTAGAATACTAGCCGCACGGGCGTAGATAAGGATTCCTAATGGCCGATCCGATGAATGCTGTCCTCGATGCTGTCACGCCGAGTGCCGATGTTGCCCCAGTGGCACAGTTGTCCCGCGTGGACAACGACACCATCGCTACGCTCTTTCAAACCCGCGCCGAATCGTCCAAGCGCAGGGCGCAAGACTTCTACGACATCTGGAAGCGCAACGTCGATGACCGTCTCGGGAAGCCCTCAGCCGACATCTACACGGGCGGCATTAACATCGAAGCCACGCTCAAGACGCCACTCAACCCGAACTGGCCGATGAACAAGACGAAGACGGCCAACCTGTTTTCACAGGTGCCCACGGTCCAGATGACGCATGAGAATGTGGCCGTCATGCCCGCGATGGCCCCGTTCGCCAAGGCGGTCAACTACGAATTGGGCGATCGGCGTGCCCATATCGGCGTCTGCATGGAAGAATGTCTCAGTGACGTGTCGAACGCTTCTGGCGTGGCGGCGGCCTATTGTGGATATGCGGCGCGGTTTCGGAACAAACAGATTCCGGCCTTTGATACGTCGATGCTGCCGCCCGAAGATGTGGCCGCGCTTCAGGCGTCGGGCCAGTTGCCGATGGTGGATGTGCCGGAACTCGTGAGCGACAAGTATTACGGCATTCGCATGAGTCCTACGGACTTTCTCTGGCCGGTGGAATTCGGCGGATCGAACTTTGACGACGCCGATTGGGTCGGGCGCAAATTCCGCATGGGGTGGGCCGAGGCGAAGGAAGAATTCGACCTGAGCGATGACGACAAGGAAAGCGTGCTCGGGGCCAACGAGCGCAAGCCGAATGAGACATTGCGCGATCCGTCTGAGCAGAAGGGGCTGGACGATTACAAGACGGTGACGGGCGTCGAAATCTACTATTGGCGCTGGCGCGTGGACCCCGAGGAACTGTCGTTCGATTGTATCTGGCGCATCGCCTTTGTCGATGGGAAAGAGGGTGCGGCGATCCACGAGCCGTGGAAGGGCCAGCAGAAGGACGCAGCGACGGGACGCTATATCGGTAACCTCCTGTTTCCAATTCGGGCGTTGACGCTGACGTACGTCTCGGACCATCCGATTCCGCCGAGTGACACGGAAGTCATTCGCCCACAGGTCAACGACCTGAACGTCTCCCGTTCGCAGATGTTCCAGCAGCGGAACAGTTCGATGCCGTTGCGCTGGGTCAATACGAGCACCTGTGACCCGATTATTCTGGACCTGATTATGAAGGGCCAGTGGCAGGGGATTATCCCGTCGCTCGGGGATGGCTCCCGCATGTTTGGCGAAGTGGCGCGGGCGAGCTATCCGTCTGAGAATTTCGAGTTCGACAATCGGACGCAGGCGGACATTGCCAATCAGGTCGGGCTTGGGCCGAACCAGTCGGGCACGGTCGCGCCGGGCGACAAGACGAAGGCGGAAGTCCAGATTGTCCAAGGGAACTTTGCCACGCTCATTGGGCACGATCGCGCCAAGGTGTCGAATTTCTTCCTCGGCATCGCGCGAACGATCGCGGGCTACATGGCGCTCTATAGCGAGTTCCCGATGCTCACACCCGACGAAAAACGGGTGATGCAGCAGGCGTGGGACGGCAAGAAGTTCCTCATCGACTTGGTGATGAAGATTCGGCCGGATTCGACCGTCATGATCGACACGGGCGCGCGAAAACAGCAGTTGGAATCGCTCTTGAACCTCGTGGCCAAGTCGCCCTATGCGACGGACGTGGTGAAAGATATTCAGGCGGAACTCTTGGAACTGAACGGGTTCGATCCGACGAAACTCAAGAATCCGCCGCCGCAAGCGCCCGAGCCGCCGAAGATGTCATTCTCCTTTGCAGGCAAGGACGATCTGATTAACCCCTTGGTCATGGCGACGATGATCAAAGAAGGGGTCGCGCCGACGCAGCCGATGATCGATCAGGCCAAGCAACTCTTGGCGTCGGTGCTTGCGCCGGTCGCGCCTCCTGCGCCTCCACCGATGCCTCCGGGTGGGCCGATGCCAGGTGGTGGTCCACCTGTGGGCCAGCCGGGACAATTGCCCGTGCCGCCTCAGCCGCCTCCGCAGGGCATTGTTCACGAGCAGTGGAACACGATGCCGACCGTCAACAAGCGTATGGAACGAGGGCCGAGTAGCTAATGGCAAAGTATAAACGAAAGTATGTGCTTATTGCAGAGAGAGCGTTGGGGCGCGAACTTCCAAATGGCGCTATTGTCCATCACGTCGATGGAAATCGAGACAATAATCGGAACGACAACCTGTGCATTCTTGCTTCTACTCTAGAACACCTGTCTCTTCATAGACGCAAGAGAATTTACGAGGCTGGCGGAAACCCATTCACCCAGCAAATTTGCGCCACATGCAAACAGTTAAAGGATTTGTCGTCTTTTAGCACTAGGCCGAATCGCCAAGCGAACGGAAGTGTCAACCCAAGATCGAACGAATGCAGGCCATGCACCGCCAACAGGGTTCACAGTTATTGGCGAAAGAAATCAGGACAAATCGAGCGGTATTTGACGCCAGAACAGTTTAGCGAGAAGCAGCGCAAGGCGGCCTTGTCGGGTTGGTCGAAAAGGAAGGCCAATGTCTCCGCTATTTGATCGCCAATGTCTCAACTGCGGCTCTCAACGCATCGACGTGTGGGAGCCGACTGACGCCAAAGATCCCTTGTGCGAGTGCGGCACGCTGATGGAGCGTGCCTATATCACCAAGTCGCCTGCCGCTATAGGCGACGAGTGCGACGTATTGGTCAAGCATGGCCTCTGTAACCCAGACGGCACGCCGCGGCGCTTTCGGTCGAAGTCGGAAATGGAGAAGGTGGCCAAGGCGCGCGGCATGACGAACTACGTGCAGCATCAGGGCACTCGAAGCGGCGATAAGTCGAAACATACGGTGCGGTGGGTGTAGCATGACGAAAATGCTGAGAGAGTCAATATGGGCTGTACAGGGAGCGTTTTCAGACGTAGAAATTGAGTTCTATTCTGATAACCATGCACGACTAACTAGATTTGTGGCCTATCGAATTAAAGACTCTATTAAGTTAGAAGAGACTCGGCCGTGGCGTCAAGTGCTTGGAACGTGTAGCGAATAGCGAGGATTCATGGACGGATTGAGTGAAGTGATTGCGAACGCGGCGGCCGACGCGCACCCTGATAGCGCGGCAGACATTCCGGTTTCAGCATCCGTTGAAACCGCCCCAGCGACTGAAACGCCGGTTGCCGAAGCGGCCGTACCAAACGTCGAGACATCGGCAGAAGTCCCGACGAAAGGGAACGAACCTGACGAGATCGATGCCATCCTCGGCGCAGAGGGCATCAAGCCGCCCGTGCAGGGTCAGCGCGAGAATCGCATTCCCTATAGCCAGACCAAGCGCATCATCGCCAACGCCAAGACGAAGTGGATGGCTGAACAAGAGGCCAAAGGCGTGCCAGAGGTCAAGGCGCTCAAGGAATGGCGCGAGCAGCATGAGCCAAAGCTGAAGGCGCTCGAAGCCTATGAGAACGCGGATCGACTGGCAACGACGGACCCGGATCGCTACCTGGAAATGCTCGCCAAGGCCAATCCGGCGTATCAGAAGTTCCTAGCGCCCAAGGAAGCGCCAAAACCGTCTGGAAATGGACACGATCCGCGCCCCGAGCCTGATGTGCAGTATCAGGACGGATCGCGTGGCTATTCACCAGAAGGCTTAGGCAAACTTTTGGACTGGACGGCGCGGGCGGCCGAGTCGCGTGCGCTCGCACAGGCCAAGGAGGAAATGACCAAGCGGTTTGGTCCGATTGAGCAGCAGTGGCAGGCGCAACAGGTCCAGCGTCAGTTGGCCCCAGTGATTCAGAACAAGATCAAGGAAGCCTACTCCGTTTGGGGCCAAGAGTCCGTCGATAAACACGCGGCCGAAATCAACACGGAAATGGCCGCGAACCCCAAGATGGCCTTTGAGAACGTCGTTGCCAAGGTGATGCGCGGCAAGATGACCACGGACGAAGCGGCCATTCGTGAAAAGCTGATGAAAGAGCTCCAGGCGCGGCCTGCGGCGGCGACTCGTGCGCCTGCGGTGTCGGGCGGCACGCCACAGAAAACGGAACCGGAGAGTTTGGAAGATGTCATCCGACAGGCAGCGCGGGGCAAATACGGTGCTTAATAGTGTCGATCGATTGGTAGAAGAATGCCTGCCAAATGTCAAGTTTTACGCCTCGAGTCTTGCGCGTAAGTATCGGGATCTTGGCGTTGACGAGGACGATCTTGTCCAAGACGGCGTGGTGGGTCTACTAAAGGCACGGAAGCGATTCGATAAGACTAAGGGCACAAAGGTCTCCACGTTTGCCGATCAGTCCATTCGCGGAGAAATGATCGATGGTCTACGTGCGCGATTCTGGCCGAAGACGGCACGTGGAATCAAGACGCGATTGTCCAAGGCCGTCGAGGAATTATCGAACGAACTAGGGCGCTCGCCTACGGATGAGGAAATAGCGAGCCACGTGGGACTGTCGGTCGTGGGTGTGCGAAAGGCGATCAAGCGATTGCGTATCTACGATGCGATTCATTCAGACGATGGCGCATCGCGCGACATCAGCAATCTTCCGGCCATGTGCGGGACGCCTCCAGACACGCCTCATGATCTGCTGGTACGTAAGGAGCGGACGGCTGGCCTTATTAAGGCGATGGCCACGCTGTTGCCAGTTGAGCGAACGGTGTTGAATCTCTACTATGGCCAAGGGCAAACACTGAGGCAGATTGCCAAATCCATCAGAAAGCGGCAAGATACGGCCTCAGACATTCATCGGGACGCCATTCGCAAGCTTCGGGCAGAGTTAGGGGGCTTGCCAGAAGACAAGACCGACAAAGAATAACGTAAGACTCGGATCGTCCACGTTACGGACCCGCCTCGGGTGAGCGCGTCGCCCCTTCCGCCAGACTCAGGCGTTACTGAGCCGGTAAGCACGTTGCGGTTGGGAGTGTTCCATGTCGCTCAGTATTTCACAGTATATTGCGTCCTCGTACGCAGCCGTCCTTAACTACCAGCGCAAGCCCGCGAATCAGTGGGAAGAGTCCGCGTTTCTGCGCGAACTGGAGCGCCAGAACGGCATCGACAAGAAGTCTCTCGGTTCCAGCATTGAAAAGACGCTGGACTATCAGGCCAACCCCGGCGCGTCGTTCCTTGCGGCCAACGATTCCACGGTCGATATGAACGCGACCGATGTGATCACGGCAGCGTCCTACGGACCGGCCGCGCAGTTGGGCGTGCCGATCAAGTGGTACAACGCCGACGAAGTGGCGAACACGACCGAGAATCAGAAGATCGATTTCGTCAAGTCGCTCCTGACGAACGGTATCAAGACGCACGACGACAAGATCGAGCGCGCGTGCTTCGTCGCCAATACGAACGGCTTTCTCGGGTTCCCGACGCACATTACCTCCAACGGCCAGGGGTCGGACGGTGGCATTGACGCGGGGTCGGAGACATGGTGGAGGAATCAGTTCGGCACCTACACTGACGACACCGACATTGAAGCGGGCATGACGGTCCTGTGGGACCAGTGCGCGAAGGGGTCGGGGTCGAGCCTGATGCCCACGGGCATCGTGTCCGACGCGACCACACAGGCGCTGTACGAGAGCACGCAGCAGGCGTTGCAGCGGTATGTCGATACCAAGGAGTTGGACGCGGGCTTTAAGGTACTCGCGTTTAAGACCTCTCGGTATTGCTTCTCGCAGTTTGCCAGCGACACGCTCTACTTCTGGAACCCGCGTTCGCTCCAGTTGACCGTCTCGAAAGAGTTCTTCCGTGAGATGGGCGAAACCCAGCAGATTCCGAATCAGTTTGGCTATATTCGGAAGATTTACTCGGCGCTTCAGTTGACGACCGACAATCGGTCGCGTCTGGGCGGCCTGTTCGCGGCGTAATCGGACCAAGGGAGTCAAGAGATGTCTGCATATATCACAGGTCCGATTCAGAGCGTCAGTGGCGGCACGTTGTCCGCCGTGGATGCGACGGCCGATACAAGCAAGTTGGGCAAGCGGTTCTATGGACTCGACGCCACGGGCAATTCGGCCGAGTTCATCTACCTCAAGGGCGCGACGAGCACCATTGTCGGCTCGGTGGTCACGTTTGACGAGGCCGGGGCGACGGCGCTGATTGCGGCCAATGCCAAGGGGCCGGTCGCGGTGGCGATGGGCATTGTCGATTCGAGCACCAAGGGCGGCTGGTACGGTATTCA